GTGCAGCTGGTGAAAAGCGAAGGTAAAAGCGTCATTCCCGTCGCCTTCTGGTATTTCAGCATCGGCGGGGGATTGATCACCCTGGTCCATGCCTTCCATCTTGGGAAAGTGGGCCTGCCCTTCCTGGTGGCGCAGGTTGGCGGCCTCATCGTCTATGGCCGCAATCTCTGGCTGGTCCGTCGCGAACGCCGGCGGGGCGCGCAAACCGCCTGAAACGGCAGGCTTTTTTGCGGGAAACCCGGCCCTTGCCGGAAGGCCCTTGGGCGTGTATTCCCCCCTTCCCGAGCGTGGACAGGTGGCCGAGTGGTTGAAGGCGCACGCCTGGAAAGTGTGTAACGGTGAAAGCCGTTCGAGGGTTCGAATCCCTCCCTGTCCGCCATTTTCTGGCGGTAAGCAGCGGAAAATAAAAGATATTTTCGTTCTTACCGAGAGAACACCCTAACCATCACCCTAACCACTTTTATATTGCGCCGTTCGCACGCTGAGGCGATCTTCGCGCCGAGGAGTCCGGCTGCGAACCCTGGTCCATATCGAAGCCAGGAGTCCGTCATGTCCGCCGAAAGCCGCCGCCTTGTCGAAGCTAGCCAGACGCTGGGCGCCATCTATCTGGCCGGACTGCGTCCGCAGGCCATCTGCCAGCGCGGCAAGCGCATCGGGCCAGTCAAGGTCGAGCCCTGTGGCTATAAGGCGATGTTGGACCTCGAAAGCCTGATCTGGAAATGCGGCGCAAAGTATCCGGCCTGGCGCCTGCCGCGGTTTCTGAAATGCCCGCGGTGTGGCGGCACATCGGTGGAGGTCGCGTGGATGCTAGGCGCATCACCGGCCGCGCGCGCCGGTCAGGATCTGTATCAATGCGCCGTTGCGGCGGGGAAAGAATGATGATGTTTGTGCGGGGAAAATATAGCAGTGATCGCGCGTACTATCGCGGCAGCCGCGCCATCAACCGTCGGTTGATCATCGCCAACCGTCGGCAGGCCCAGCGTTACCGCTGGCGGGCGAGGAACACTTCCCCCTAACGCCTTTTGTGGGCAGTCACCTTTCGGTCAGCCTCCAGTCCCTTTTTGACAAGGCGCCGAATAGATTCGGCCCGAGAGGGCAAATCCGGCTGGACCCTGCGCCAATCGTCGATCTCCCTCCAGAACTCGTCCGAAGCCGCAAAGTGATAGGGGCGTGGCGTGGAACTCTGTTTCTCACTCATAGAGTTCCCGGTAGCACAGGCACCGGCCGTGCCAAGCCACCGAACCCACCGATGGTACAAGTAATACTTCCTATACCGACTGTGCAGAATGAGCATTACTACTGGACAACGCTTTCCTATAAGGGGCCGCAATCGAATCAGCAGGTGTTGTGAATAAATGACGACAAGAACAGGTCCGACACCGGCTCGACGCAACAGAGATTGCATTGAGCGCTTGACCCAAGTGTTGATTGATACAGCCGACAAACTCTTGCGGATAATGGACCGGGAAGACGGTGATGCCGATCTGGAACCGTCCATTGGCCACGGTCATTTTTGCAACCGCTGCCCCCTCGTCGAGAGTGAGGGCGAACATGACGGGCTTGAGCCGGAAGATTCCCAATAGGCCATAAACAAAAAAAGCCCCACCGGGATTTCTCCCAGTGGGGCTCTCAGCGTACCCGCCTTAGCTATATCTTGATTCGCTTCATTGCGATCCTGCCACCTGTCTCATCGGGTGGGATCTGCGCCAGCCAGTGTGGGCGCGGCCGCTTCCGCCAATAGGCAACCAGCTTTCCCGAAGCCTCGTTGATCTTTCTGACGATCAGCTCGGCTTCACTCTGCTCCAGGTTCTTATGGTCAAAGCCCTTTGGAACAGCAAAAAGGCCAAGTTCGCCAACCCATTCGATGACATAGGCCACCGAATAGAGATAGTCATCGCCTAGGACCGCAGCATCCGGCCCTACCCGAACGAGGCCGCAATGCGGGCACAAGTGCTCGACGAATGCCTGCACGGTGCAAGTCCTTGGTAATGGAGAGGTTCAGTTCGCGGCGCCGAAATATTGGCGATAGATAGCGGTCCAGTCGTGGACGATGCCGGCACGCGCGGCATCGAGGGAGATAGTGCCTGCGCAGACTTCCTTGTGCAGACGATTCTCCACGCGGTCCTTCATGTGGGCGTTCCAGGGGCCGGAATAGCTCTGCGGCCAAAGGTTCTTGACGTCATCGGCGCCGCCCAGCTCGCGGCTGATCGCGTGATCGATCTCGCAACCCTTGGGCCTGCAGAACGGATCGCTGTTACCCGTGAGGCCATATTCCTGGAACACTTGGCGCTTCATCGCCGCCGTCACGGCCCGAGCGTCCTTGCCCCACTTCGTGGTGCAGATTTGATGCACCGTCAGCTCTGTCCTGGCGACACCGGGCGTCAGATTCAGATTGGGCAGCGGGCCGGCCGAGGCGGCAGCGACACCAAAGATGACGACTGCGCCAATGATCAAAGAAAGCATGAATCGGCAATTTCTCACGGGGAAACAATCCTCTCAATGCTATTTCTTGCCGATGCCCAACAGCGCCGCAATAACTACGATGGCCGTCATCAGCCATGGCGCCGCTTGGACCAACCATGAACCAAAAGCGGCCACACCGCGGGCTTGGTTCCCCCGGGCTTCTAGTGTTGCGACGCGGGCGCTTAAGGCTTCAACGGCCTTCTCGGTTTCCTTTGCCTCAATGCGAATAACACGTTCTCGCACATCATCAACCTTTCCGCTGAGGGTTTCGAGATGCCGAGTTTGGGCCGCGATGTTCTCGCCCATCTGACGCAGCACGGTGATTTCGATATGCTGGAGGGCATCTGGTTTTGTCATTGCCATCATAATTTCGCCGGATTCGGCCATGGGTTTTCCCTTATGGTCGGGTGATGATGTCAACGCGAGCTTGGGCAGCCGGCCGCGATACGCATGTTGTGATAGTCTGTCAGAAAGCCGTCGATCACCTGATAGCCGGGAGGCTTTGCTGCATCCAGCGCCGCCGACGCTTTTGCGAATTCGGCGTCATAGGTGGCAGGAGGGAATGACCTGGGGTCGATCTTTTCATAGTCTACGCACGGTACGGACTTTTGTGCTGGTGTCGGCGCAGGGATTATCGGCGGTGGCGTTGCCGCTGGCAGTGAAATGCATCCAGTCAGCAGAAGCGCAGATGCAATGAAGACAACGCGCATCAGAAATGCCCCTGCTTGGCGGCTGCGATGATCGCGCTGGCGTTCTGCGGGTTAGAAGCGGTCTGCTGCACCGCAGTGGTCAGCGTGGCATGTGAAACGGAATTGCGCTTCTGCCATAGCGACCATCCGAGGCCGGCAACAACAGCCAGTGCGCCCGCAAGCGAACTGATTTGATCGCCGGACATGAGACCGCCACCGCCAGCAGCAACCAGTATGGCGCGGATCACAGCGCCAATCAGCGCCTGGGTTTTCGGATTTGAAAGGTCCATGGGAATTCTCCTATTGGATTTTCTTACCGCGAAGCTTCGCGATAGCGAGGAACGGAAGACACACCACCCAGAGGATGGCTTTGGCGGTTTTGCTCATAGGGGAGGCTCCACAAGGTTGCCGGAATGGTCGATGTTGAACCGGTGGTTCAGGCAGGCCTGGTAGGCTCGCGGCGTGTCCACGTCGATCAGCCCGACATACTGGAAAACTGCGTTCAGGACGCCACCGACGCCGCCCAGAAGCGGTCCCAGCAGCGTGAAGGTATTGCCGCTCGCGCCTAAGCCCAGGTTGCTGGACGTGCCCTGGGCACCGGCAACGACAACGCCTTGGGTGTTGAAGGGTCGCCTATAATTGGCAGCGAACGTGGCACAATCTTCCTTGTCCTTCTTCACCTGATCAGCATTGGTCACGTCGTAAACATTCGGCGACGGGTCATAGGGTGTTGCGCATCCCGCCAGCAGAAGCGGGAGGGTCAGTATAAGGCGCTTGAGCATCATGGCTGGCCCTCCCAATCCGTTGGTTACGATCCGGCCTTGTTGACGGCCGTTTCGGCGGTGTTAACGGCCTCAGTGACAGCGGCTTGCGCGGCCTGGGTCACGGCCGGAAGCACCTGCGTCTGAAGGTCGGTGCCCAGAATGCCGGCGGCCGACTTCGCAGCACTTTCCAGAAGCGTGATCAGCGCGCCGCATTCCTGGGAGAATTCTGCGCTCTCGTCGCTGCAGAATTCATTATAGGCATCGGTGGCAGCGCCCTCGATCGCGTCAACCTGCGAGGTGCCAGCGACGGCCAGACGGGCCTGATAGGACGAGACGAACTTCGCCTTGACCTTCACCAGGATGCCCTGCTGGTCCACGGTGAATGACATGACGACGGTCGCGAAGCCCTGCGCCAGGGCTGCACCAACGGACGAAAGGCTGGCCAAGACGGAAGCCGCCAGCGACTGAAAGAAAGCCAAGATGTTCATGATGAAGTCTCCGGGATGTGATGGGAGGCAGAATTGCCGCCGCATCTGTCTGTCGTCCCGCCACGCCGAGCCCCCAAGCACGGCGCTTTAAGTGCCCCCGGAAGAACACCCAGCGAGACGACAGACTGATAAGGCGTCAGGAATAAGCGTCAGCCGCGGAATGGCCGACGATGGCGGCCAAGATGGCTGCGATGAGTAAAGCGGCGCGCCAGGGCACGCCCAGCGAACGCAGAAGAGGCGTGGCCAGGACCGCGCCGAGCGCCGATGCGTAGACAATGCCCATGGGCATCAGAAAAACCGGTTCATGAACTCGTCCACCGGCAGAACGTCGGATGGCAAGGATCTGTGGTGACCCTCTTCATCGGCTGCCGTTAGGCGCGGGCGCGCTGGTGCATCCCGGCCAGGGATGTGCGCAAAGAAATGTCCTTCCCGGCCAACAAAGCCGCAATGATCGCAGGACCGACCCTCAGGACGGACATGCGATCCCACCGATCCGCAGCTGGGGCAGATCGGCGTCGGGCCACGCGATTTGATCATCAATGACCGTCGACAGACCAATGTGGCGCATCGCTGGGCAATTTGATCACGCCATAGCTCTTGCCAACCGGCCAGAGATCGGACTGGCAGGCTGCGGCCGCGAGCGAGCCGTGGCCCGTCTTGACGCTGATGGCGCCCGTGAACTGGATCGTCATATCAATGGCTAGCCGGCGGGTGTGGTTGCTGACTAGGGCAGCGGGATAGGCGATTTCGTATCCTTGGCGCATTGCCACCGCGGCCGCGCGCGCCCCGCCCGGGTCGCCGCCGCAAGTCCAGTCGATATCGACGCCCTGCATGGCCGGAACGTCGCCAGGAGCGATCTGGTGGAACACCTTGCCCTCGTCGCGATATCCCGCCACGAGGCAGCAAAAGTGCATCAGATAAGCCCGTTCCGGCGGCCGATATGTCGCGTTGATCGAAACCGACGCGCCTGCATCCCGCAAAGCGTCAATGAAGGCCTTGGCATTCCCCTGGAATGGCTCCGCGAGGTCGCCCAGGCTCGCGCTGGTGGGAAAGCGAGCGCACCACTGCGCACCAGCGGACTCAGCCATGCTGTTACAACTCCAGATGTTGTATTAACCAAGCCTTGAGATGGCTTTAGCGGGAATGGACGGGATTGGGCCGTGGCTGGTAGGTTTGGCCTAACCAGACCCAACACGGGAATGATCTGAAATGCTGAAATCGATTGCCAAAAAAGGTCTGCGGCTCGCAGGTATCGAAGTTTCGCACTATTCCCCGAAACGAAATTGGGAAGATAGTTTCCCCGACCTTTCGCCGGCTACGCGCGCGATTATAAATCGGGCAAAGCCACACACCATGACGAGCATTGAACGCTTGGCGGCTGTCTGTTCCGCAGTGGAATATGTCACTGCGAACAATGTGCCGGGTGATTTCGTGGAATGTGGCGTTTGGCAGGGCGGCAGCAGCATGGCCGCGGCTTCGATGTTCCTCAGCGAAGGTCGCAACGACGTCGATATGTTTCTCTACGACACGTTCGAAGGCATGTCCGAGCCGACAGAAGAAGATGTTGAGCAAGGAGGGAAAACGGCAAAGGATCTTCTGACTCAGAACGGCAAAGACGCGCAGGTTTGGTGCGTCGCGCCTCTGGAAGTAGTCCGCAAGAACATGTCTAGCACGGGATATCCGCCTAGCCGCATCCGCTATGTCAAAGGCAAGGTCGAGGACACGATACCGGCAACGTCGCCCCAACAGATATCGATCCTGCGCCTGGATACGGATTGGTACGAATCCACCAAGCACGAGCTTGAACACTTTTTCCCGCTACTATCGCCTAATGGCATTCTCATCATTGATGATTACGGGCATTGGGCCGGCGCGCGCAAAGCGGTGGACGAGTATTTCGCCGCCAGGGGGATCAAGCCTTTCCTGCACCGCATTGATTATACGGGTCGGCTATACATCAAGCCTTAGCTCAGGGGAATGTAGCAAACTCTAAAGATTGGTTTGCGACCGTCGTCCATGTGCTTCCGCTGTTGGTAGTATAGCGCATGACCCCGGCCGAATATGGATTGGTGCTCCCGGTGTAGAGGGCTTCCGCTACCAATCCCTGAGATGCGGCGTTTTTAAGGATGATTCCATAGGGAGCGCCCGGTGTGAGGCCGCTATAGTTGAAATCCATCTCGGTCATTTGCAGCGACCATTGCAGGCTCGCGCGAGGTACGGTCACGCTGGCGAGAACCGAAACCGGGTTATTGCTGCCATCGAGTGAGACAAGCTCAACCACAGGGTCAGCGTTGAGCGCTCCTCCCGACGTATAAGCCTGCCCAAGAGGCATGAGAATTTTTGAGAGGGTCGTGGATGTCGGAACGAAGGTCTGCATGCGCCATATTGAGGGCGTGAAGAAATCCGCAAACCCAAGATACTGGTCTCCGAAGTTCTGCTGATCGGCGCCAGACGGTGCGGCCGGGGGCGTCGGCGGATTTGTCAGAAACCCTGCCACCGATACCGTCGTGTTGCATGAAAATGGCACGACATTCCCGCCGCCATCGAAGGATAGAGGCTGATAATAGATATTCGCCATGCCGGGATTGTCTTGGTTGTACCATTGCTCTGACTGGTACATCTGGATTGTATTTCCTGCGGCGGTGAGTGTGTCCGCAGACCGCATCTGTCCGCCACAGCTTGTGGCGTTTACCTCTGTTGCATTTGCATAAGTTCCCATCGGGCTTGTAGCCGTCATCGACCAGCTGGGAAGACCGCTTTGGCAATAATTGGGACATTGGCCGGAATACATGACGACATAAGGCCGCGAAGACCCGGCGTTATAGATCATCCCCTCGCCTTCGTGCGGGCCGTCGTTCTGAACAAGAATTGAGGTTCCAGTGCTGTCTGTATAGCTGGAATTGAGTTGGTCTATGTAAACGTAAAAGCTGCCTTGAGCGCTATAAACGATGTAGCCGATCTGGGTATTGGGATCGACGAACAGGTGATAGTCATCGCCAAGGTGCGCTAGGTGGCTCGGTGCCGTGCCTTGCGTACAGGCGAAGTTCGCGCCCGCCGATGCCAGCGTGCATGTGAACATATAGTAATTGTCCGTCGCGCCTGGCGCGCCGGTTCCGACGAACCAAAGCACATAGTTATTATTCGCCGCGTTGTAGATCATGTGCGGACCCCAGCAGCCATTATCGGTGGCGCAATTGGTCTGCCATGTCGGCGTGGTGGCGTCGAAAAGAAACCCTAACTTTGTCCAATGCAGAAGATCGGTCGACGTATAGACCGGAAATCCGCAAAACGGTGTCGAGGGCGTATTTAGTTTTCTTCCGCAGCCGTAGGAAGTCCCGAACTGATAGACGACATTTCCAACTTGTAGAAGCTGCCCATCAACCGCGTTGATCTGATTATTGGCCACATCGAGATGCGAAATCTCGTCTGTCTCAGATGTTCCCGCACCGTTGAAGTTATTAATGACGACTGACACGCCCGTCACTGGCAACGCCGTGCCGCCGTGCGGCCGTGCCTCCGACCAGCTGCAAAATGATGCGAGAACCAAGGCTATGCAAATCAACCGAAAGATCACTGAATGCCCCAAACTCTGATATGGCCGCCCGTCATATTGCCGCTGCTAAGCGTGATTTGGATCTCATTGACCTGCACCGCGTGCTGAAGCCATTGCGAGTAGTCCACTATGAAGTAAGCGGGCGAGCTACGCGGGTCACCAAAGCGAGCCAATGCGGACGGGTAATACGTACCATCGCTCGTGTCGATATCTACGATGCTTAGACCTCGGTAGGTTGTCGAAATCGCTGCATCGAAATTTCCTGCGCTCCAGTATGCCTGCGTCCCTGCAATTCCAACCGCGGCGGTCGAGCCGCCATATACCTGCGCCGCTTCATAGTCAGTCGAACCGGTATAATAGGAAGTACCGCCGTTGGACGAGGTAGTTATCTGCTCTGTTATCAGGCCGCTCGTCGCGCTGCTTTTCATTCCCCAGATTTCAACCCGGAATTTCTTGTAGCTGGTCGAGAGCGGAATGCTGACGCTTGCGACGGAGGAAGAGATATCTGTGGTGTTGACGAGCACGGTGCCGTTTCCACCGCTGCCGCTAATCGAAAGCGTTGCATTGGGTGTTGTGCCGCCCACTGTTCCGCCAGTGACGGTGATCTGCGTTGTCCCGGTAACGGTGTTGGTGCCGTCGGTAAGTGTCAGCGAACCACCCGAACCGCCAGGGCAACCGCCGCCGCCAACCGTGCAAGGTCCGCCCGTCGTGTCGTGAGGGATAGCGAGCGCCGCCGCGTTACCCGTTCCCAAACCCGAGAGATCGCTGACGCCCGGCTGTGCGCCTGTGAGCGCTCCTGTCGTGCTGCTGATCCCTGTGGCGAAGTTATGCGAAGCAAGGGAAGTCGTCAGAACACCACCCAAGCGCGTGCTGGAAGGCAGCGACATGCCAGGAACGTAATCGATCGATGTGCCGTTGCTGACAAGGCAAGCGCCCGATCCCGGAACCAAGCTGGTGCTTGGCAAACCATTGATCGTCGGCGTGCTGGAAATCGTCCAGGTGCCGGTTCCATTGTTCGCATAGCAGCTGGTCATGCCGCTGGCAAAAACCGTCGAGCTGATCGCCGGAATGGTCAGGGTAGCGGTGCCAGTGAGCGACATCTGCGCTGCCATATCGGACGCGGCCACAGTGTGGTTGGCGCTGTAGGCGTTGTCAGGACTAGCGACACCAAGGGTCGCGTTCGGAGTTGTTCCACCAACCACAAGGCCGGGGGAAGCTGTAATTTGGGTGGCACCGGTGACTGTATGCGTCCCATCTGTCAGGGCGAGCGAACCACCACCCGTCGGACACCCGCTGCCACCGACCGTGCAGACACCTCCGGTGGTGTCGTGCGCGGCTGCCAACGCTGTCGCCACACCTGCGCCGAGGCCTGAAACTCCGGTCGAGATCGGCAGGCCCGTTGCGTTTGTCAGGGTGCCGCTTGTTGGGGTGCCAAGGGCGGGCGCTGTGAGTGTCGGAGACGTAAGGGTTTTGTTGGTGAGGGTCTGCGTCCCCGTCAGGGTCGCCAGGGTGCTTGGGACGACACCGCTATCTTGAATGCCCGTAGCGCTCGTGTTGTTGAATGCTGCCAGGTTGCCCGATGTTGAAGATCCGGAACCAGTGACGTTGCCACTGCCGCCGGTGGTGGACGAAATCACGCCACCGACAATTGTGATAGTCGTGCCATCTGGTTTTACCGCACCTTGGGCACTCGTGGTCGCCGCCGGCAGATTCCCAGCCGGGACAGTACCGGAGCTGATCGCGGAAGCGTTCAGATTGGTCAGCGCCGACCCATTGAGGGCGGGGAGCGTCGCAGGAAGCGCGGGGGCGGCGTCGCTGCGCATATAGGTCGTGGCACTGCCATTGACGGCCGTGGCACCGATGGTAGCCGTGGGATTCCCAGGCGTGCCGCCGCCGCCTCCTCCCACCGGCGTCCAGGTATGAGCCGCTGTGTCGAGAGTGCCGATCTGAACCCACTGGGCTCCATCATACTGGGTGAGAACCCAAGCCGTTGTGGTGGTGTTGAACCAATACTGGCCCGCCAGGGGAACGCTTGGCGCGCTTGAGCCCTGATAGATGCAGCCAAGGGCATTAACCGGGATCTTGACCGTATGGCTCGCTTGCCAGGACGCGACCACTTCGTTGCACGCCAGCGGCGTAGATGCGGCCGGCAGGCTATTGATGGTGGTGGTGCCTTGGGCATAGGCGGCTTGCTCAAAGACAAGCACCAGCAACGCGCAAAGCGCGCTCAACAGAGAGCGTTTCATGGAGACCTCAGATTATGGAAATTGGAAGCGAGCGGCCTTACGCCCGGAGCTGGCCCAACAGGGCCATATGGTCCGACCAAGGGTCCTGGGACTTGGAGGGCAGATCCCGCAGTTCCTGCCTGCGCGCGAGCAACGCACTGAAGTCCGCATCAGATAGCGTTGTCTTCTCGCCCAGATCACGCTCATCGCGATGGCGATTGACCAAGGTGTCCGTTTTTGACAGCAGCCGATTCCTCGTCTCGCGCAAATTGGCTAGCGCCTTTTCGCCCGTGGGTAGGGCGGGATCGCGAAGCTCCGGAAATCCATCTTTGCCAGGCCAAATTTCCTTGCCCGCTCCCTGCGCCGCGAGAAGCGCATCGAACGCTTCGTGCGGAATTTCCTTGGCCGTGTCGGGAATTGCGGGGTGCAACCCTTCGTGCAGAAAACCGCCGCGCTCGCCGACAGTCGGATCGAAAAATACTTTGCCCATGCTCATTTTCCTTAGGAAACGATCTGCCAGACGATGCCCGTAACGGGCTGGGTATAGCTGCTGTCGGTCGTCACATAGATGGTTCCCGAACCGGAACCCATGGTTGCCGTAGCGGTGGCAAATGGCCCATTGACGGCCTCATTGATGCCGAAGCCATACATGTACAGTTGGTTGTTCGGCGGCGCAGAGATCGGAAAGGTGATGGACTGGCTTCCCCACACGCAACCGGCTGGAACGATAGTGGTCCCGGTGGCATTGATGGAGAATGTGGCCCATTGCATAAATGCCTTAGTGCCAGGAATGCGAAAATTTCCGCTGCCGCCGAAGCTGTAATAGCTCGACGCATTAGTCATCAGAATGAACTTGCCCAGCGTGGCTTGATATATAACCTCAACAAGGCCGCCAGCTGGGATGTCACCTGACTGCAGAACCGACCCATCAGGATGAACGATGGATTTTGCGCCCAACCCATTCACATTGATGGTGCCGGCGCCCGTGTTGGCGTTTGCAGGGATGAAATTGAAGGTTTGTCCGCCCGCATAAGCGGCAATTGCCGGCGCGGGTGCAATGACATAGGCATTCGCTGCACCGGTGTCCGCGGCATACGAACCAGCGCCGGCGGCGGCCAATGCCTGAACAGCCGTCGCAACCTGCGTCAGTACACTGCGGTTCGGGGTCACACCGCCCGCAGCCAAGAGATTGATCAGTTCCTTCTGGATCGCGTTGAAGGCATAAGCCGGCCATTCTGTTGCCGGAGTATTGGTCGCTGGATTGCCATCGGTAGCCTCACCAGGCGTGCCAGAAACCGGCGCCGTATCTCCGCTGCCAATAGCCACCGTGTATGGTGCAATCAGATAGTCCATTTATTCCTCACGAATAGGAGAAAAGAAGCGTGGTGTGGGCGGGCGCGGCAGCGCGCAGCTCGCACTCCAGAACGGCATTGCTCCAGAAGGCGAATGGACCGCCGAAGGCTTGTCCGAATGTCATCTGGCTTGGCTCAAATTCAGCGGCATTCACCTGCCAGGCATGTGCCCACGGTGTTCCACCAAAAGGCGAACCGAAGACGCGACCAAACTGCGATGGTGCAAACTGGGTGATAGTAATCGTGTAGCCAAGCGCGGCAGCCAGATCGATGAAATATGCTACCGATTGACCACCGTCGTGCGTAAAGCGCGCGACCACCTGGGCGCGCCGTGTATCCGTTGTGGGTGCCTGGCCAGCACAAGGATCTGGCAGGCCGAGAGATTCTTCCCATTGCGGCAACAGTTCGAACGTGCCGGCTGGGAAGGCATCAGAGAGAAGTGCATTGGCGCGCGCCGCGCTGCGCGCGAAGGTCGGAGCAAACCCATTCAGGGTTTGGGTCAAAACTTCGCCAGCATCGCGGGGCCACGCGCGGCCGCGCGGCAACAATGCCTGCATGGCCGACACGAAGTCAGCAGCGGAAAAGACGGGCGCAGTCATCAGATGTATGTGACCGTGCCGAGAACCGGCAACTCACCGGAACTGTTGGTGATATTGCCAGTAGGAATCGTAATCACGAAGCCCTCAGTGCCGGCAATTGCAGCAATTGCCGCTTCGATGTCGGACAAATCGACCGTGCCACCAGGAGAACCCTTGCGCAGGAACACATCGGAGATCGCCGCGGCAATTTGCGATTTGAGGGTGGCGCTCGCGCCGGAAAGGCCTGAGATGGTGAAATTGATCGAGTTCGGCGTCGGCGCGACGACATAGACGAGCGCCGTGACCGGCTGGAGCGGAAAGATCGCATTCGCCACCTGCAGTTGATCGCCGGTTGCGGCCGAAGCGCGAGTTTCCGCAGCGGCCACGCCATTGGAACCCTGCGGGAAGCCGTTTTCAGCCGAACGCACGTCATCGAGCATGACGAACACTGAGACGGTGCCGGCGCCCATGCCATTGGGTGTCACCCAGGCGCGTGTCACGCCCGCCACTTCGGATGCCCACTCCACATAGTCAGATTGCGCCCCGCCCTGTGGCGGGTTGGCATAGACCTCCAGCATGCGGCTGCGGAGTTCGTCGTCGGTTTCGGTATCCGTGCCAGTTTGGGTGGTGCTGGCCACCGTGCCGCCCACCTGCGCACCGACAATAGAGGTGCCCAAGGTCAACGCCCCACCATTGTCATTGTTGCCGGCGCTGCCCGCTAGGTCCGCTTGGGCCGTGACAGTCACGGTGCCGGAAACCGGAGAGGCATCGGCGGCCGTGGTGAAGGTCGCGCCGTCGCCGCGGTTCAGCGGCGTGCCGCCTGGTATCGTTGCCGACGACGTGAAGGTCGCGGTGCCAATCCAAGGCTGCGCCGCCTTGCGGGTCACATTCTTGAGGCCTGCCCAGGCTTCCAGAAATTCGCCGGTGGCCGTGAAAGGCACAGACTGAAGCGAAATCCAGTCGAGATAGCCGTAGTGCAGGTTGGCCATCGCGGCGATGATGTCGCCCAAGATGCGCATGTTCGAGAACCGCAGCAGCGGGTCCACGCCCGGCATCGCTGCGGCAATATCCTGGGCCGCTCCGGACCGCAGTTCGGAGAGAGTCTGGCGCGCAAAAGGCATTGGCGTCCTAAATGGTGATGAGGGTGCCGTTTTCGGTTGTCAGCAGCGCGCCAGTTTCTGTAGCGAGCGCATTGACACCAGCGCGAATGGCCTGGGTCTGCGGGTTCGAAATCTGATCCCAAGCCCATCCGAAGCGAAGAGTTTGGGACACGTTATTCTTGGTGATGGTCACCTGCACATAAAGACGGCTGGGATGGACAATCTCAGTCACGACGGCGATCGCGGAGGCCACGCCATCGTCAATCAGCCATTGCAGGGCTTCGGTGCAGAAGTCCTTGGCCTTCAGCGCCACCTGCGTGGTCAGCTTGGAGCGAGACAGAAGCCAAAGGCGCGAGCCGATCTGTGGCTCACCAGGGACATCGCCCCACCAGCCGCGCGGGTCGCCGGTGCCGTCGGGAATGACGTCATCGGGCTGCGCCTGGCGATCAGTGAAAAGGCTTATAAGAACCGCGGTCTCAAGATCGTTTCCGGTCTGGAGTTGAGCACCATTGATCTGCCAGCCAGCGACACAGTTGCTGACCTCCCAGATCGTCGAAATATCGCTCATACCTTGACGACCGTTTGCGACGCGTGAACCACGCCGCCGGAAACCGGATCACCATCCATCACCACAGCCTTGCCAGCCGGGCCCAACACGACAGCGCCGGGATTATTGATGGTGACGTTATTGCCGTTCATGTTCAGCACCACATTGTCGGTGGTGTTGACCGTGACGCCTTTGGCATTGTTGACAGTGACCGGCTCGTTGCCACCATTCACCACAATGCCGTTCTCGGTGAGATGGACCGACATACCGAAGGCGTTATAGAGCGCGCTTTCGCCTGACTGCAGGTTCTTGAACCGGCTATTCTGATTGCCGGTGGCGATCACCACACCATTGGACCGATCACCGGCCAGGAAGATGGCGATGATATCCGAATTGTCCGGCGGGACCGAAGTGAACCCGAATTCTGCCAGGCGCTTAAGTTTATCGATAACGCCCACCGAACCAAAGTCGCCCTGAAGGGTCTGTACCGGGCCGGTATCGTCTGGCACAGCCGAGCGGGCCCGGCCAACCATATAGTCGAGTCCGCGCTTAAAGCGATCATTCCAGGTCATGAACGCGGCTCTAGCAAACCCTGCGGCGGTCCCAATGGTTCAGGCACGAAGGCGCTCTTGGGCATGATCGTAAGTTCTGCAACGGTGCCCCGCTCGTCGAGGACATAAGTGACGGCTCCGACGGTCCAATCCATCTGCGGAACCTTCAGCACCGGCAAGGATACCGGGATGATGGTGTTTGGCTCCCACAGGTCGCCGTCACCATCCCGCCAGCTATCGACAGTCACAGAGAGTACGTTGCCCCTGCCCTGCCGGCGCGCAACCTCCCAGATCGCACGCTTCTGGCAAACCGCCCAGCCGCCAGTGGCCGCGTCGGCAATGATGTCAAGTTGGCGATGGCGCTTGATCGCAGGATCTGCGGCGGAAAATTCGGTCTTTCCGTTGTCGCTGGTATCCGCCAGCGTATCCATGCTCTGCAAGAATGCGACTATGGCGCTGTAGCGCCCATCAATCGAATAGGACGCTTCGGCAATCTGGACATTCTGACCCTGCGTTACTCCGCTGGCGGCTTTTTGACTGCCAGCCGTTGTCAAAAACAGCGAGCCATCTGGCTTTTCAAAGGCAAGCAGCCCGCGATAGCGGCAGATGCGCTCGATAATCTCGAACGGTGTCTCGCCGCGAAGAAGCTGGAATTGCGGAATGACAGCGCCAGTGTCCACGTCGGTGGCAACGGTGATGCCATAGGGCTTGGCCAATTTCTGGGCGATGCCCAGCACTGTCGAACCGCTGATCTGCCCGTTCGGCCATTCCGCAGAGCAATCGACCAGATCCTGGCACTTTCCCCGGCCGATGACGCGAATGGCATGACCGTTCGGCTGAATAGACGGCACGTAGCGATCGACATAGCCGGTCACCACAGTGTCGCCGCCGATGGTGACAGTGCATGCGTCGCCGGGCTGAACCACCACCTCGTTATCCTGACCGGGATACTTCTCGGTCATGGAAATATCGAAGTCGGATGGGCAACGCTCGATTCCGCGCGTCACGCGGATGCTGGTCCAGCCGGAAATGTCCTGGCCGCCGACGGTCAGGACTAAATCGCCGTCATCCATCAGCTTGCCAGTGCGCGAAACGAATTCGGGAAGAAAGCTGGGTGGATAGGATTGGCCTCAGTGGTCAATTCGTCGGCCCGCATCGGATCGCGATAGAGGCGGTTGGCCAAGACCAGGGACGGGAGCGCCGCCCCGAAGCTAAACTGGCGCATGGCGGGCAGAAGCGCACCTTTGGCGGACAGCTCAGTGACCACCGCGGCACGCAGGCTGCGCAACGCCACAAAGCTGGCATCATCGCCGGAATCGCCCGCCGCGGTGATCTCGTCAGCGATCTGGCCGCTGACGCTTGTCATGACGGCACTGGCATCGTCCTGGGATGCAGGCTGGTACTGCGCCACAGCGCGCGCCAGGGCGCCTATGGCGGCCCGCCGCAGCAAAGCACCCGTCGCGGTCTGAACCTGCGCCAGCGCCTGCCCCATGGGCGCGCTGGATGTGTATTGGGCGGGGTAAAAGTTGCCCAGCTGACCCAAGAGGCGCACGCCATCGGCCGGGTCCACCATCGCGGCCAGCATTGCGGCGGCGAAGGCCTGGCCGGCGGTGGCAATCGCCGCTGGCTGGCCGCCGGCAGCGGCGGTTTGTAGGCTGGCAGAAGCCTGGGCAATTGCGGCGCGGGAAGACGCACCCTGGACGATAAGCGAGGCGACAGTCTCGTCGTTGACGGGCTGGGCCGCCGATCCGAAACCGCGCGTGCGGCCACCGAAATACCGGCCATATTCGCCCGACAGCGTACCCACCATCGAAAGCAGGCTTGTGGCGTCGGCCGCCAGCGGCCCGGCCACATCGAGCCAGCCATTGACGGTCGAGGTGAGCATGTCGGTGATGGCGGGGCCATCCCCGATCACGTCCGACACATCCCCGGTAAAATCATCACCGGCAGCTGCATCCAAGTCATCCGCTGCACTGTCTGTCGCGTCGGAATTGTCGGTGCTGTCGCTGGGAAATACCCTATCGCCGCTCTCGACAAATTCGAACTGGATCTCGAAGTACCGGCCATTGTCCCAGCGTTCGGTCACCACCAGGCCGCCACGCAGGGAGACGGTCAGCTCCCCGAGCGTGGGATGTACCAGCGTGCCAGAGCCCTCCTGCTCGCAGGCCGCGATCATCTGCTCGCGCTGATCCAGGACGTCGCCGCCGCCATATATGCCGCTGTCCGAGATCAGGAAACCTTCAAGGCTGATCTGGCGGGCGGCGCGACCCAGGTCTTCGGCCCAGGGCTTGTCGCGCATGGGATATTCATGCAGCGCGATGCGGCGCCCAAACCTGCCATTGGCCGACCGAACGCCGAACGGGACGCCGCGGAACGACGCCTGCTGCAACTCGTCGGTAAAGCTCACTGCTGTGTCCCCGGCATGGCGTGCGCCACCTTGACAGCGGGCGGATTCGTGCCGGGCTTTACGGTGGTGACACGGATACCCGGCGGCGCATTCTTGAATTCGACTTCGATCTTGCTGGTGGATGCAGGCGCGGGCGGTGCAGCAAGTTGCTCAATCTGTACAGCGGATGTCGGCGCGGTGGGCGCCCCCAACTGTTCGATCTGTGCAGGCGATGTCGGTGCAGGCGGCGCCAACTGTTCAAGATGGACGGGCTGGGAAGCGATTGAGGGAAGCCTGTCAAAGATGGCCCTGGCATCTGCAGCACGGGAAGCGGCGCTCCCGCCATCGTCAAGTGGACGCTCATAGCGATGGGAAATGGTTGCCCCAGCCTCTTCGGGAGTCTTGGCACGCCGCAGCGCCGCGCCCGCAGAGCGTTCCGTGCCCTGTGTCAGCTCATACTGGACGAAGGCAAGCTGTTCCTGTTCCGTCGAATCCTTGAGGCCGTGCCCGGCCCAAGCCGCGAAATTTGCGGCGCGCTCGGGATGCCACTGCGCCAGTCCATAGGCCAGCCCATGATCGCCGGATGCTTTGCTGTTCAATCCGCTTTCGCGAAAAAGATTGGCGACGATGCCGGCTGCCTGCGCAGGCGACCAGCCCTGCTTGGTGAAATAGGACACGTCCCGCTGAATTGCGCCTTTCTGCGAGCCTGTCGCCTTGGTTGGGCTACCGGCGCCTTCTGACGATTTCGGGAGCTTGTTCCAATCCCGATAGGTCATATAGGCGAAACCACCGGCCGCCGCCGCAGCGCCCCCGATCGCCAGCAATGGCAAGCCTTCCAGCGCGATGCCGAGCGACATGACGGCGCCGGCTAGGCCATCCAGACCGACCGCTTCGGCTAGAGTTGCAATTCGCGTCAACAGCATGGGCCCGGCGCGATTGGCAACGCGCTCCATGGCAACTTCCGTCGCCTTGGTCGCCGTGTTCATCCCCAGCAGGGATTTCACACCGCGCGCGACGCTGCTCACCATTTTGTAGCCGAAGAAGCCGCCCAATGCGGTTCCCACCACACTGCCGGCGCCGACTGTCTCGGTAGCAGCGGCGGGATGCTTCTCGGCCAGGCTGGTGAAGCCGTCTAGCACCTTGGTCAGGCTTGGCGCGATCCAGTTTTCAATCCGGTTGCCAATGCCGTCCAGCGTTTTGCCCGCCATGACAAATGCCAGCTGCAGCTTCGCCGCATTTTCTTCCATCGCGGGCGAGCGGACCGCACCAGTCCTGGCGACCGCCGCCTCATACTGACGAAACGCTGTATGGCCATTGCGCAGCATTGGCAGCAATTCACTGACGCCAAAGAGGCTGGCGATACGCTGTTGAACCTGGGGATTACCCTTGTTTCGCGCGATCGCATCAGAAACATCGTCAAGAGCCCGGTTGGCATCGACTGCACCTTCCTTGGTGCGATGCAGACTGATACCCAGCCGGTTCATCATCACCATGGCGTCTTGATTGCGCCCATAAAGCGCATCTTCAAAGGTATTGCCCAAGGTCTTGACGGCGCCAGTCATGGCCTGGGCTTCAATGCCAAAGCCCTGACCGACACCAACCAAGGTCTGAAGTTTCTGGCTGCTCATGCCGATGGTCTGTGCAAAGCGCGCGGCGCCTGCCGTGCCGGCAGCCCAATCCTTGGCCGATGTGATGAAAGCCCCAGCGCCGGCCAGACCTACCGCGCCCTTGAGCGCTGTGTTGGCCAGAGAGACATTATCCACCACACCAACAGCTTCGCGGGCGATGTTGCGCATGCCCGTCGAGACGCGGCGAAAATCGGCATCCTTGCCGATCATGCCGACGGTCTTACCCGCCACTTGGGCGGGGAAGATCATGCGCTTGAGCGACGATGCGACCTTGTTGGCAACAACCGTGGCCTTGTCGGTGGCCGCGATGGTGATGTTGAACTTATTGGCCGGCATCTATTTCCTGCGCAGCTGCTTGGCGATGCGGTTGTTCTGCTCGGTCCACCATAGAATCTCTTCCATGGTCAGATCGGCACAGGCCTGCGGACCCCAGTGGAAGAAGAAAGTCAGGTCAGCGATCAGCTCGCGCCAGTTTGATGGCCGCTCTTGGTAAAACCCTGGAGGAATTCGACCGCCGCCTCCATGTCGTCCCAATCCAGCTCGCGCACGGCGCCGGGCGGAATTTTGGCATTGTTGGCCACCAGGATGACATTGGAGGAAACGGGGTTCGCCTCCCGGTTGGCAGCTTCCATCTGTGAGACGGTCGGGGCCGTCAATTCCAGATGGTCATAAGTCTTATCCGCGAACTTCACGGAACGGGTCAGTTGGATGACCTTGCTACGAGGCTTTTGCTCTGTGTCTGACATATCAGTTCTCCGTCACGCAGCCCTGCATGCCCTCCCAACGGACCTTGAACTTGCCCTCTGTGGCATCGACCTCCTGCGGCTCAGTGGTCCACATATCGCGGCCGATGACCGTCTTGCCGTTGGCCAGGCGCAGCTCGATGGTGTCGTCGGTACCACCGTTGATGTCGGTCACCGAAAGGTCGCCGCTGTCGCGCACGTCCATTTCAATGAAGCCGCTAATGGGCTCTTCCTTGTAGCCATGGACGCCGTCCATGCCGGCCACTGTCTCGCGCTTCACCAGCGAGGGACTCCAGGTGCAACTGCCAACCAGCATCAGCGTTTGGCCGTTGCGGGTGACATAGGCCGTACCGGCCAACCGATTAGTCATGTAGTTCTCCTAAGAGTTATGCCTATTGCCCTTGCGGCGGTTTTCGACCGCAGGAATGACTTGCAGGTTCCATGGCACATGAAGTCCACAGACATTGCGCCCGCGAAGCGGGACGATGTGGTCGACATGGTGGGCCGTACCGGTCTCGCGCGTTAATCGAGATGCCTCGGCATAGACACTGCCAATCTCCTGCAGGTCCACCCATGCAGGAGTCGCATTGAATTTTCGTGCGCGATAACGCGCAGTGTGAGCGGTGACCTTTGAACGATTTGCTTTGGCATAGCGCGAGCCAGCCAATCTTGCACTTCGACGCGCCTCCGGGCGGCACGCAGTCCTCGCCTTACTTTCGGCAATTGCAGCGCGCACGTCTGCATCTTCATGCATACGCGCCTTCCGAAGAACCCAGGCGCGCGCGTTTTCAGCAGCACGATTCTTTTCATATCGTGCCATCCGCGCCAATGCGCGGCATGCCTTGCACCAACTATCGAGCTTATCCCTCATCCGCTTATTCGGCGGGAACGAAGTGCCGGGCTTCTCAGCCCGACACTTTGAACATTGCTTCACGAAATGCGAAACTGAGCTAGCACTGCGAAGATGCGAAGCTGTTCAATCAATGTGCCCGGCCACAAAACGTCCACGCGATTGGGATTGGTGGCATTGATCTCCACGATCAGTCCCGCCGCGAAGGCCTGGGAATTTTGCGTATACCCATTGAATTCCAATGCCTGGAATTCAGCGATCAGTGCTGACTTGATGGTGCTGGGCGTGACGATGTTGGAGCCAGGCGCAAAGCGGGTCCCATCTGCGGCCAACTTCACCCGGGCGAAGCGCGAAGTGACCACGCCAGCCATGTCGCGCAGCACATACATCAGCAGGAACATGGTCTCGACTTCCAGATAGGAGTTATCCGGCTGGCCGAAGCTGTTCTGCTGATAGGTGGTGATCAGGTTTTCGATTGCGCAGGTGCCGTCCTGCGCGACCGTGTAGGTTGCGATACCATCCCACAGAAGGGTGTTGCGGTCGGTGAGCTGATCGCGGCTCTGCAGCGGGGGCGCCAGTACATCAGCCAGGGCCAGGGTCTGGAGCGGCGTGCCAGGATCGGCGCGCAGGCTGGCGGCGGCGGCGCCGGCCACAGCGGCGGCCCACTTCCACACCAGCGACGGGCTATCATAGAAGCCCATGATCGAGGTGTGCTGGTCATTATTGGTGACGCCGAACGTGGCGCGCGCCGAGACCGTGCCGCGGTATGCAGAGAAGGCGTGGCCATAGACCTGGCGGTCCCAGCTCCACCGGCCCGTGGTGTCGCTCAGGAAGGCCCTGATCGCTGCCAACGAGGCGCTGTCGGTATAGGGCAGCACAATGAAGTCGAAGGGCATGTCGGCCAGGTTCGCCAGCGCCGTGGTCAGGCTGGGGTTGGTCGCGCCACCGGTCATCGCGGTAATGGTGTAGGTCAAGCCGGCAGGGGTCTGCTCGCCATTGGCCTGGCCGCGATAGTTCAGGCGGATATCGATGTCGTTGCCCGCCAGTCCGCCGTTCTTGGCGGTGATTGTAACGGTGCCGGTTGAGGAGGTCGCGGTCACAGGACCGTCCGCAAGGGCGTTGATGGCTGCCGCGAGGGCAGTGGCGAGCTGGGTGGTGGTCTGAGAGGTCGTAACGGGGAGGCTAATCAGGTACCCCCCGATATATACGCTCAACACGCCCGCGGCCGTCGGCGCCGCAGTGAAGGCAAAAGAGCCAGCAGCCTTCACGGCAGAACCGTCATCAGACAGCGGCAGGCACCACACCTCGCCGAAATTGTCGTTTTGGCGGTAGGTGTAGACCATTTCCGCCAGCATCGATCCCTGGCCATATTTGGTCTTTGCGTCTGCAACGCCCTGCGAAAGAGCCGGCACGTTGGGTGTGCCAGAGCCTGCTGTCAGCATCTGGCCGATGATCAAGGTGCGCTGGTTCTGCTGGGAGGTGTTCGCCTGGGAATTGTCGACCTCCGCATAGAACAGCGGGACACGCAGGTTCTGCGGAATGTTCTTGAAGGGAATCGTCATTGCGGTCTCCTGCTATTCCGGTTCGTTGGTTTCGGCTGCGTCGGTTTTGACCGGCGAGGGTTGGGCCGGCGCGGCGAGAAGCACGTCCTTGTCGCGCAGCCGGCGGTGCCAATAGAGATCATGGTCATCTACCTCGCGGCCTTCAGCCGGCAAAAAATCTCTCATCACCGGGTCTCGTACCTTGAGACCGGCGTTTGGCTTCACGAACATTCGCGATTTCCTTTTTCAGTTCCCGGTTTCGATGGCTTCGCCGGTTTCGGTCTCGAAAATTGCGCCACTTTCTGTGGCCAAGAGTTGTCCCAGTTCGATCAACAACCCGCCTTCCGTTCTGCCGTCTGGTCCGGATGTGCGCGGCGCACTCTCAACGGAAGACGGGAATGGCGGGTTGGCGTATGTACCGGAAGGATCGAAGACGTTCACTAGGTCGGAATATATGGCGATCTCGGTCAATGGATTGGTGGTGGTGGGGCAGAACGCTTCGGGACCCTGATAGAATTCCAGATAGAGGTCCACAGTCACTTCGCCGACATGCTGCTCGGCGTCTGAAGTGACCTTTTTGTTGACCTCGACGCGCGCGACTTGCTGAAGCAGCACCATGAGAGGTGTGTAATTCACCACCGCTACTTCGATTTGACGCTGAAAGACTCCCAACACCCCAAGCACCGCAGCTGCGCCGGCATCACCGCTGGTGGCGGGAGCCGTCACGCGGCCAACGAGGTGCACGCAGGTGGTCACAGTGAATTGCGGCGCACCATTGCGCCCCAAGCTTTCCTTGACCTCGCGTGGCGACTGCACGAGCAGAATGGGCATTATGCCCAATTCGGTCGGCCAATCCCGCGGTTCAAAGACGTTGGCGCCTGCAATCGTAGGCGCCGGCCCCCCGGTCGGGCCTTTCAGCGCATCCATCACTTTGCACATCAAAGTGTCAGATGTCGTGATGGTCTCGTCGGTCACGGCGAACTGACCTTGTTGAGCATCAGCTTGTACATGGCATGTCCGTCGGGGCGGACTTCCTTGACGATGTAGGTAGTGTTGACGCTCGCCACCTGCAGCTTGTCGCCCTGGCGGGGCGACGAAGGCAGCGCTGAGAGCAGGATACCGAGAACCGGGATCACGGTCGTGATTCCGGAACCGGCCTCATCAATGACGAGTTCGGAATAGGCCTTGTCGAAAATGCCCTCGATTGGAAGTGACCCGCCGCCGGATGGCAGATAGGTCACCGGTTCGCCGAACGCATCCATACAGGGCGCGGCGGCAAGCCCTTCCCAATCGAAAGGCATCAGGCAACCTTGTGGACGTTCACACCACCGACAGTGCCGAAGTTTGGACCGGTGCCGCGCACCGGCTCGTTCTTCGCATCCGGGTCCACCAGAAACCCGAGCTTACGGAGGCGCTTGACCTCGCGCTTTTCCATCTGGATGACCTCACCCTGGCCCTTGGCTTCTTCGCCGATCTGGACGGTGCGGCCGCGCGCGACGGTCGCCTCCACTATTTGCGGTTTCTCCTCAGCCATTAGTCCACCGTGGCGCAGAGCGATGCATTAACCCGGCTGGGGATCACGATCGGCGCCGACTGCATCATGATGAAGCGCTGGGCCGGGTCCTGCTCGAGCCAGGTCTTCGGCGCATAGGCCATCGGGCCGTAGTTGAAGGCCGGGTCATAGATCATGCCGAATGCGCGGGTGCCCATCAGCTCTGGTCCTGTCAGGATAACAGTGTTCGACGGCAGCATCGGCTGCTCGACGTTGTTATCGTCTACATACCAGTCGTTGTAGACCCAGAGGTCGAACTGACCCCAGCGGCCCATATACATGGCGCCCTTCTTGATCTCGGTGCCAGGCTGGATGGCGTTGCCCATGTTGTTGAGCAGTGGGAAGCGGATCGCGCCATCAAGCGCCGGATCGGCCTTGAACAGGTTCCAGGCATTGGTGTCGAACACCGCATCGGTCACCACCGCGCCGGACTCCTTCAAGACCTGTTGCGCCCAGGTCGTGAGGTTGGTGGTCGGGCTCGCCGTGCCAGCGGTGATGTTGGATTTCGACCATGTGGTGCCGCCCGACAGCGCGATAGTCAGGCTGGAATCGCGACCAAAGTCCACGATAGACGTGGGGAAGCCGTCCCCGGAAATGGTGACGGTGCCCGTCTGGAGGGCCGAAGAGGCCATCCATTCCAGACGTCGGTTCAGCATGTCGATCTGATCCGCCATCTCAAACTGGATGTTGGCCATCTCGCGTTCGGCACCGGTCAGGTCGCCACCAATGCGCTCGCCGATCATGCGGCGGACAGGTTTGCGCAGATCGGGCGCGCGCTTGTCCTTGATGTAGGCGGGCTTGAAGGTGTTGGTCTGGTAGCGGCGTTGTTCCACCAGCTTGCCTTCGAGCAGCGGCGAGACGAACGGCGACATGCGGCGCTTGCCAACATCGACATCGATGCTCACTTCTTCGGTGTTGGATTCCACGACGTTCGGAAAGAACCGATCGAGCAGCCAGTTCTGCGAAGTCTTCAGGTTGGGAACAACCTGGATCAGCACATTGGTATCGAAAATATTCATTGATGCAGTCTCCGAGTTTTGGTGTGTGCCCTAAGAACCGTTAGGACGGGTCGGCCGCGGAGACCGCGGACTTGATGAAGATGCCCTTGCCGCGGAATGCCTGGCGCAGATCTTCCAGCGAGAAGCTGGCGTCATAGGTGATGTAGTTGGCGTTGAACTCGCCGGTCAGATAGACGCCGCCATTCACGTCGCCCGCAGTCGCGTCGACTGCGTCGATCAGGATAGCTTCGGGGAACTGGCTACCGTCGGTCGCGGTCTTGACGGCCAGCTTGTACTTGGACGAAGCCAGTGTGAGGTTGATGTCGAATTCGTCGCCCACCACGAAGTCTGTGGCGCCATCGGTCACCACAACCTTGATCTGGGCATCGGTGGTGAAGCTCGCACCGGAGCCGCTGAACAAATAATCCTTGATGTCTTCGCCCTTCGGATCATAGAGCCGGAAGGTTGCGGCATTGGTGCTGGCCACGGTGCAGACAAGCTTGTAGATACCTTCCTGCGCACCGGCCAAAGCTGGATCGGTGGCGTCGGGCACAGAGGTGCCGTTGCCGGTGTTGCCACCAGACTTGGCCGCAGAGGTCGCCGAGGCGCCCAGGACCTTGCCCATCACAGTGCCACGGACATAAGCCGCTGCACCTGTGATGACGGCCTGCCCCTCGGTCACCAGCTTGAGATTGCCGGCGATCAGGCGATCCGGCACGTAGGTTTCCGCAAAGGCAGTCGGCTGGAAGGCGTTGTCGCCATAATTGGTGTTGGTGAGCGTCATGGTTCAGATCCTTCTGATGTTCGGGGTTGTTACTTGGCGCTCTTGCCGCTGACGCGGTCATAGACGGCCATCATGGTCTTGGCGGTCGCATCGGGACTGTCCTGCTGCTGACCATCGCCGGCGCCGGGATTGTGCTGTTGAAGATCCTGCATGCGGCTATCGAGCGAACGGCGATTGGCCTTGGCATCACCGGCCGGTAGCCCGCCCAAGACACCAGCGATCTGTTCGGAGGTCAGCCGAGTGGTAGCAAGCATGTGAATTGCCGACTCGCCTTTGTTGGTAGCTGCGAGATTCGACAAAGTCACAACCCATCGGCTGCATTCGGCGGCCTCGCCGCGCGCATATGCAGCCTGCTCACGCTCTTCGTCTTCTTCCTCGTCGTCGCCCTCGGCTTCGACGGACTCGTCGTCATCTTCTCCTTCAGCCTTTTTTGCCTTGGCCTTCTTCGCCTTCTTGTCGTCTTTCTCCTTGTCGTCTTCGCCTTCGGCCGCGGCGCGCTCTTCGTCCTTGTCCTTTTCCTTCTTGTCTTCGGCCTTCGACTTGGAAGCCGAAGCGGAACGGCCAAACAGATGGGCAAACGGGGAAGCGCTCCCCTTGAGAGAAACTTTCATCGTGATCTCCTTCAAAGATGGTGGTTAGGCGATCTCTTCCAGGAGAGACCGGAATGCGGCGTCAGGCGCCATGACCGCGTCAGCGAGTCCGAGCTTGACGCCCTCGGCACCCTGGAATGTTGCGGCTTCGAGATCGCGGACCTTGCCGGCCGCCATCTTTCGGTTGCGCGCTACGGTTTCCTCGAAAAGGACGCCCGTCGCGTCGATGTCTTTCTGGAACCGCTCCAGTGCTTCTTCCGAGAGCGGCAATTCGGGCGCTCCATCAGCCTTGCGCGCGCCACGCTGAATGAAGGTGACTTTCAGCCCGAACTGATCCAGGGCCTTCGACCAATCTACATGCATTGCGATGACACCGATTGAGCCGGTGCCACCAGTGCGTGGGACGATGATCTTGTCGCAGGCACAAGCCAGCGCATAACCGCCCGAATAGGCGTTCTCGTTCAGTATTGCCCAGATCGGCTTGTCGCCCCGACATTCATATATTGTGTCCACCAGGTCGAAGCAGCCGTGGACCACTCCACCGGGGCTGTTGATGAGCAACACGATCGCACGCACGTCGGGGTCCGCAACTGCCATCAGAATATTCTGGCGGATGCCGTCATAGCCGGTCAGACCCCAGAACGGTCGGAGCAGACCGAGCTTTTGAACCAAAACGCCTTCGATTTGGATGATCGCCACACCTTCAACGATGGTGTAGCCCACCGATGGCTTGGCTTCGACATCATCACCCAGGCTTGCCAATGCAGATTCGAGCGTGACCTTGCCAAGCCCGTGCATGCGCACGTCTTGTGCGATCAATTCTGCTTCGTCGCGCAGAAGCACCAGCGACTGATTGAACAGCCGCTGCGGCTGGAGAATGCAATTTTCCATCAGGCGGCCTGCGGTTTCTTGCTGGCTTGCATGGCGTCAACCGATGCCTGGTTCTTGTCGCCCTGCCACACTGGGAAAGGCAAATTGCGCTCGATAAAGGCTTGGCGCTCTTCCTGGCGCTGATCCAGGACCTCGATGTAATCTTGGCCTTGCTCTGCGCATTGGGCCTCCAGCGTGTCGAAGCCGGCATCGAGGCCAAGCACCGCGCCCTGCTTTTCGGCCACTGGGTCTACCCAGCCGCGGGCGGGACCGATCCAGTTGGCGTTGCCATATGCACCGCGAAATTCCATGAAATCTGGCGCTCCGGCAGGTAGCGGGTACTCGTCCACCTCCATGGATTCCTCCAGGAAGGCGCCATAAATCGGACCGGAGAAGCCAACGGCGAAGTCCGCGCGGCGGCGGCTCAAGGTCTTCCAAGCCTCCAGCAGCGCCGCGCGTGCGCTGGAATAGTTCACATCGGACCAATCCTGCGATAGCTGCTGAGCAGACAAGCCCATTCCGCTGGCAATGTTGCGCAGAACCGCAGCCTCGAAGTCGCGGAAGTTTGTCGCGGGTCGCGTCGCGGCGACAGTGCCGATCTTCTCGCCCGGGAAGAGCGTGGGCATGCGCACGCCGCCCAGCATGATGCGGCGCTCGTCGTGGAAGTCTTTGCGAAGGTCCTGATAGCCCCTCAGTTCGCTCACATCGTCACCGAGCGCCTGCTCGACAAACTGATGGTCGAAGGGCGCTTCTATGAATGCCGCAAACATCGCATTTACGACCGCGGAATCCAGCTCGGTCCCATCATACTTGACCAGCATCTTGAGGCGTTGCAGCACAGGCGCCAGGATGCCAGTACCACCGCGATGCTGCCCAGCCCGCTCATGATCAAAGTCATGAATGATGACCGGGCGCCCCCATTCGGTTTCGCGCTCGATCAGATCCCAGGTCACGCTCTTCTGTGCGCTGAACCAGTCGCCCTGGTGGGCGCATCGAATGTAATAACCGGTGGCGACGCCCCAATCGTCCACTTTGACGCCACCTCGCATGGCCTGTTGGTCGAACTGCATCTGGGGATTGGACAGCCGATCAGGGTCAATCAGTTGGACGCAGGTTGCATAGCGCGCGCGCCCCGAACCGATACGGTTCAGCAGATATGGCAGATGCGCAACGGCGTCGCCGTCAAGCAGCTTGTGCCGGAAGCCGACATAATAGATTTGCGGCAGCGTCATCGCGCGCTGCGCATCGCACCAGCGCCCGGGATCGAGCGCCCAAGTGCGATAATTGCTTTCCGCTACCGAACCGAACTCTTTGGCCCATTTGGCATCGAATGCCTTGATGCCCGTCGCATTGGCCAGGGCGCGATAGTCCGGCTTCGCCAGCGGGCGGAAATTCGCACCGATGGCGCTGTCAAGAATCCGGGTAAGACCGCCGGAGGCCCAGCCATCATTGCGGGCAACGTCGCGCACACGGCTGACGATGCGGTCGCGGTAGATATTCCGCTCGGCATCCGGCGACCACAAATAAGGCTGCCACGCGCCCAGATGCTCGCCATACATATCGGCCGCGTCATAGGGCAAGTTCTGACCGCCGAAGGGGCCACCGGCGAGCGCGTGCGAGACCGGACGCCTGCGCTCCATCACATTGCCGTGCTGGTCGAGGATCTGTGGGGCACGCGGTTTGTCAGTCACGAGAACTGGAACCTTACGGGTCGCCGGGCGCGTTTGATGATGCCCAAAGCCTGTTGGAGTTGAAGGATAAGCGCGGTCAGATTGGCGATGTTGGCGCGCGTGTAGGTGACGCTCTTGCTACCGTCGCCCTGGGTGTACGATACGGTTTCTGCTTTCGATCCAATCGAAAGCGCGATGTATGCAGTTTGCGCGGCCGTCAGCGCCGCCTGCAGCTGGCCGGTGCTCATCCCCGCGAAAATGGGATTGATGCAGGTCATGGGCGGTCCTTATGCCAGGCGGCTTGCCGCCGATTTCTTTGTCGGTGCTTCGGACTTGACAGTCGGCCCTCTTGCGGGGGCCGGTGCCTCTGCTTCCGTCCTGGCCGCAATGACCGGGTCCAACTCCACGTCTCGTGGCGTGGGCCTGTCTTCCACCGGAATGATGGTGGCGCTGACCTCGTCGACGCGCTTGTTCAGTTTCAGGCCCAGATGCATCAGGCCGCACAGCGCGGCATAGGCATAGACGCGGCAGTCCAGGGCTTCGTTCGCCTTGCCCGCCGCGAGCGTCCACACCCGAAATTTCTGGCCAGAGACGGTCTTGAGTTCGCTGCGCTCTGAAAGCAGCTGCGCGTAATAGTTCAGATCCCGATCCGCGGGGAAATGCATATACCCCGCCGCGGCGACGCCGGGCCCGGGATACTCGGTATGCAGCCGCTGCCGGACTGAGTCCTTGGCGGCGTTCACGCCGATGATGACCGGCCGGAACGATTTCTTGGTGCGCGACGTCGGCCGCTTTGTCGGCCACACCGGATTCCGCTGTCCGGTCCGTGCGCTTTCGCCCTTGATCGCCCAGATGCGCCGGCCGAGCCGCGCTTTGGCAAAGTCATACACCGCTTGGGTATGGTGACCGCCGGAATCGATGCAGGCCGCCTCAACCGCGAACTCACGCCCGTCGGCGCGCCGAAATTTTCGCTTGAGATAAAGGTCCAGGGCTTCCTGCACCTTCGGATCATCGAACTCGCCGTCGAACACCTGATAGTCGAGCGACCAGCTCTCTTCGTTCTTGCCCCAACCGACGCGTTCAACCTCAACGCGATAATCCTGGATATCGATGCCGACCGTGGTCATGGCCACGCCATCGGGGACTTCCGCGTCCCACACCTCGCCGCGCGCGGCCAGTGATTCCAGCTTCAATTCCTTGCCCGCGTGCGGGCGATAGGTCAGGCCAAGCTGGGTATTGAAGAAGGCCTGCTTTTTGTCTTCGTCGTCTTTGCCCGCGATCCACTTCGCGGCGATCGCCGCGGGCGCATCGCGGCGCCATGGACTGAGAAGTTTCGAGCCTTGAAAGCCCGCATGCTCGTTGTCGAGCCACTTTCCGCATGTCGGACATTTGGCGCGATAGACCGCGTATCTATCGGACGCCCACCAGTCCCACACTTGGCTGACGGCATCTTCTGCGTCATTACGCCAGGCGCGATCATAGATCTCCAGCGGCACATGGCGTTCGCCGCAGCATTGAAAGGCGCGGGTCTGATGCCAGCGGATTGTCTGCAGGGCCTTGTGTCGGTCGCCCTCATTCCACCCCGCGCCGCAGGCCTCGCAATAGATGCGCGCCGTCTTGGTCTTGTGCTGCGCGCCGTCCTTGTCCCATTGGACATGGCGGAAGAAATCGCAGAACTGGCGATGATCACAATGCGGGCACGCCATGCTGGCCACGCGCTGATCGGAATCCGCGAAGGATGCGGCGATCCGGCTTTCGTCATCGACCGTCGGCGAGCAGGCCCGAATGCTCAGGCCATTGTCGAAGGTGGCCATGCGCTCGTCGCCGAGCGTAATTGGATCACCCTCGCGGGTGACCGGATACTTGTCGACCTCGTCATAAGCGACGATGCGCACCGGCCGGCGCGCAAGGTTGTCAGGACTACCAGCGCCGACCAGGGCGAGGAATCCGCCTGGATAGGGCTTGTAAGTCTGTGTCTCGTCGGCGCTTCGCATCTTCGCGGTGCCCACCAGCTTTCGCAGGGCGGGCGTGGCGCGGATCAGCGGCGTGATGCGCTCTTTCGAGAAGGCTTCCGCTGCCTCTTCTTTCGGCTGCACCAGCAGGAAGGGGCAAGGGTCAAGGTGGGCCGAGCGACCCCAGATATTCTCCAGCAACGAGGTCTTCAGCAGCTGGGTGCAGACCATCACCGTGATGACGTGGACGCCGGGCTCGGTGGCGGCCAGCATCGGCCCGCGGCCCGCCTCAACGTCCGAAGTGCGCCAGTTGCCGGCGGTGGAACCGGATTCCCGCGGCTTCTTCCGATAGCGGTCCGCCCAATCCGGGACGCTGATGCGAGGCGGCGGCGTCCAGCCCTGACGGCCGGCGCGCTTAAGCCGTTCCGCCTGGTCCGCTGAAATCGGCGTCAGGTTCGCCGAGGTCTGCGCACTGCTGGTGGACATGCTTGGTCAAGGCCTCGATCAGCCGGTCCGGCTCGATGCCAAGTTCCGCCGCGATAAGTGGCCCCACCTTGGTGGGGAAGTTGAGCCAGACGTCCCGGTGCGATCGGAAGGTTTCGAAGAAGACGGCCTGGGCAGTTTCGAAAGAGACCAATTCGCCGGACGCCTGCATGCCGGCCAGAATGTGTTTCAGGGCGAGACCATTTTCCTTGATGGCCTCGGCGTCGCCGTGATCGAGGAACTGACCCGACAGGATCTTCTCCACGAACTCCTGCGCAGACTTGAAGTCGATGCCGCTCGGCGGCACTTCCGGCAGCGGCTTGACGGCGGACTGCCGTTCGCCGGTGCCAACCAGCTTGGCGGCGGGTGCGGACACCTTTTGCGAAGTGTCCGCAGTTTTGTCCGCACTGTCCGCACCGCCGTGACGGTTCGTCTTTCGCCAACCGGTTCCGACTAGCGCTTCGTCTAACCTACCGTCTTCATTGGGAATTAGTTTCTTCTGCTCGATGGCGCGCCGGACCAGCTTGTCATCGCAGCCATCGCGGCGCGCGAATTCCCTGATCGAAAGCCAAGCCACTGCGGACACCTTTTCGCACGCAGAGCTAGTGGACTATCGGGCGCGCGCAATGCCCGTGGGCTTCGGAGGGTCAGGAAGGACCCAAGAAAGGGGTGGGGGGGGCACAGGGCCGCACTGTCGCCATGGCGACCTTCAATCAAACCCGGTCGCTGCGCTGGCGATGACTGCGCGCTGTGCTTCGGTGGGACATCCTACGACCGTAACGGTGGACAGCGCCAAGTTACTGACTTCGCAGCCGTCTGCGGTCTCTCCCTCCAGCAACAGTACGCCACATGCATCCACATAGCCGCCCGTCACAGAGAGCAAAAGGCCATCTGCGTCGATCTGTGTGCCGATGAAAGGCAGCCATGGTTGCGAGCGATCAAACATCGAAGACTCCATACCACGGTCACCGCGCCGTTGCCATGGCGCGCGCGAGAGCCGCGCGGAACACGGGCTGGAAGTTCGCGTCGATCACCTTCTGCGCCGTCTCGCGCCAGGGCAGATGCTGCGTGACCGGCAGCGCATCACCAAAACGAATGAGCAGATTGAGCTTGCCCGTCGTGTTGGCGCGCTTCGGTACGCGACCTTTGCCGCGCTTTGCACCAGCGGGTCTGAGATATGGGCGCTGCCACACACCGCTGATTGATTGACCGCTCTTGGTCTTGATCGTGCCGACGAACACGTCGGGCATGCCTTTGAGCGACGCCAGCTTGCCTTTGGGGATATTGCCGTACTGGTTCAATGCCACGTTCTTGGGATTGAGCAGTGCGCGCGAATTCAGGTGGTGCGGGCCACCATCGACATAAGGCTCAAGATAGGCAGCAGCGATATCCCGCATGAACAGCGTGGCGATCGGCACATTCTTGCGGGCAGGAATGACGGCCACAGAGCCGATGGTGAAAGGCGTCGCCGTCGGGAACAGCGTCTCGATAACGCGCTTTTCTTCCTGCTGCGCCATGCGCGCGAGAGTAGTCAGCGCGGTGGCAGTCGCAAACGGAATCTGTTTCTTCGTGAAGTCGTCCAGGCCTTGGGTGATCTCCTTGAGGTTCGAACGAACATCAATGTGGAACAGCGGGGGCAATGGCAGACCCTAAAATGACTGCGCCCGGATCGCCATTTCGGCTCCGGGCGCAAATCAACATCATGCCTAAGTGATGCTCTCCAGCCGGTCGGCTGTCAAGCGCCTTTCGGCAATCCATAGTGGTCGGCGAGGAAGTGCAGTGCGACCCATAGTGCGCCGTGCGCATACTTCGCATGCATCTGAAGCTGTGCCGCAGATTTCTCCACAGACATGTCGCGCAAGATCACCAACTCCATCAGCGGCGCAGCTGCGCCCAATGCAGCAATTGCGGCCCCGTGCCGGCGCATTGCGTCTACCTTGGTGTCATTCGGGTGGTTGTCGCCGCCGCTGCTACCGCCGCCCACCATCACCGATGATGCCCTGGGCTGGATCTGCGATAGTTGCCAATCCTTGTATAGCCGCTCAGCCGCCGCGAACTGGCGGGCGTCAATGCGGCCACGGCTGTGTAGATAGCAGGCGCGGGAATGATTGAGGTTGAACGGGCTAACGCCCGCAACCCGCTTACCTTCCTCCCACGTCAGTGTTTTGCGCTCACCATGGACGGGCGGCTCGCCATCGTGGCCCGCCTGACCATTCAGTGGCTCATAAGGCTTGCTCCGCTTTTCAACCGGGAGCGGCGGGCATCGACCCGTCCTTACTGCGTTCGCATTCATTGTCAGTGCCCTTTGACAGTTTTTGTTGTTCGTCCAGCGCTCTAAGGCGCTTCAATTCCTCGGAAGCGATACGCCTGCGTTCACGCCTATCGGCCGCGCGACACAGCTTGCAATATCGGTCCCGTTCACTGGCCGGCGGATTGGCGAGACAGCGGCTGCACAGCGTGCCGTGATGATGCACCTTTTGGCGGCGCCCGGCGCGGCGCTGTTGTATCTGCATTGCTAAGTTTGACGTCAAACATGGCGTCTCATGTGAAACATGCTCGCTCATGACGCCTTCCTTTCGGCAACCAGCGTGAATGTTGGTGGCTCGCCCAGGTGGCGCTCAATTGCGCCGCTGTGCCTTTCCATCAGCGTGCGCTGTACCGGTCGGGTGTAGAGGAAATGGGCTTTTGGTTCGATCGTGACGCCAGCCAGCGCGGCCAATCCCGCATCACCCATCCGCTCCCGGAATAGTCGAAAAATTCCGTCGCCCAACGAGCGGCGCACTCGCCCCAGCGCCGTTGCCATCTCGGCGAGTTGTGCCGCCAGCGCCTCCGCCTGCGGGATGTAGCCCTGCCATTCGCCCTCACGCAGCCAGTTGCTGGGCCGTTTGAGCATCGCTTTCCCGGCGCCGCGGGTGCGCGCTTCGGCGATTCTACGCTCCTCGTCGCCATGCAATTGGGCGCAGGCCATCAATAGATCTGCGCCGCGTTCACGGGCGAGCGGATCGAATTGCTTGCGGCAGGCAACCTCGTCCTTGGGCGGAAATCCGCCAGGCCAAGATTTGTCGACCACTGAGCGGAATTCTGGCCAGCGGGCAACCTCGCCTTCCCGAAGCGAAGCGACCATCGCATTCTCGACCGCGTCAGCGGGCGCGAGAGAGTTTAGTGGGTCCTTGAAAGGAGTCCTTCTATGGGTGCCCGTCTGGATGGGCACCCCGTGCCCATCAGCTATGGGCACCTCCTGCCCATTTTCGGGCACGTCACGAGGGTGCCCATTATTGGGCACGTCTCCAGCGGACGGTGCATCGCACTCGTCTTCACGGTCAATCTTGACCCGGTACTTGAAGGCGCTAAACGGCTGCTGACCCTTCACATGAACGGTGCGCCCGCGCGGCAACGCTTCCTGTTCCAACCAGCCGGCATCCACCAGCCGCTTGATCGAACGGCTGATGGTGGCGCGCCCACAGCGCAGCTCAGCTGCCATCTCGACTTGGCTACGCCAGCACCATCCCTTTTTGTCGGTATGCCGCCCCAGTAGGGCCAAAACTTGGAGATCGCGCATTGAGACATTCGGGTCGGTCACCGCCCCGCCCGGTATGATCGAATAGCGATAGTCAAACGCTGGTCGGCTCATGCGCCCGTCCTGGCGGCGGCAGGCGGCTGATATTCAGGCGGGCCCGGCACACGATGCAGAGCTTTCAGCCGCGGCGTGCGGTTGCCGATCGTGACTTGGAGGACGCGCGCACGGTCAAGATTGGCCGGCGTCAGCCCATCGCGCACGATATCATTCAGGAGATCCACCATCTTGGTGAAATGCTTTGCGCCCGTCAGCCAGCGCTTGCAGCGGTAGATGGTGTGCGTTCTCTCGGGGACATGGGCCTGGAGCGCGCGCTGCGATGCCATGGCCTCGGGCAGCGTTTCATGTTCGGTGGCGGGATGCGAAAGCACGATGAAGAACTCACTCACGCGGCCACCGGAAACTTTCCGGCTTCGTCGCCCCAGCCATCCCAGCCAGCGCGCTCAGTCCTGGTAAAAAGATCGGCGCGGAAACTGAGGCTGCCGGCCATTCTGTCAATGAGCTGGTAGAATTCCTCCGGCTTGCGCGAATGTTCGCGGGCCAGCCCGTCAAATGCGGATGGAAATGCTGCATGGAATGGGTTGCCGATGGTGCAAAGCAAAATCGGCTCATGCATAGTGCGCACTCGGTAACCAGGCCCTACACGCCATTTCCCTGAGCGCGTGCGCTTGTTCCAGATGATCTCAGATTTGGGCTGGAATCCCCATGCTCGCGCGACTTCCTGTGCCTGTCCGGTGGCAATGGCCCATCCGCATGTCCAAAGCAGCAGTAGACAGTCGCCGCGGGCAAGCTCGCCGATGCGAAGAGCCTTTATCTCGTCCAGGCTCATTGTCGGGTATTGAGACGCCGGACCCTTTTGGCTCCCGGTCTCTTCCTCATATAGCTCGAAGCGCCATGGCGGATCAGCCACGATCAGATCGTAGCCAAATGTGCGCAGGTGGCCGAATTGCCAATCGCTCAACCGCCGCCCTCCCCACCCACTTGGCGCTCTACCGCAGCGCCAAGCCGCGCCAGCGCGCCCATGATGGAAGCCGGCTTGCCCACGGGTTGACCTTCCTCGCGCAATTCCCCGAAGGACTTGGCCAAGTCGGCAATGCTGTGGCCGCGCTGCAAAACAATGCTGGTGGCAATACAAGCGTCGTGGACAAGTGATTGCATGTCGCTCCCGTCTTTGGCGGCGATGCAGAATACCTCGCGGATCTTGCCGTCAGGCCCGAACCCGAAGGAAACATCGGCTACCTTGTCGTTGCCCTGGCTGTCCTGCCATTTCATTTGCTGGCGCACGGCGGGACGGCGGTTCGGTAGTCGTTTCCTATATCCGCTTATATCTCCCCCCGGGAAGATCATCAGAAGCTTCGCCAATGCTTTAGGGTCAGCCTTGATTGGTTCCTGAAGCCAACCGACGCTCCAAAGACATTTCGGCAGCCATGTGCGAATCCGGCGGATCATGCCGCTGCCCTCCGAGCTGCCATGAAGTCATCTATGTTCTGCATGTGGCAGATGCAGTTGAGGCTTGCGGCGTCGAAGCTGGCGATCTCCAGCGTGCAACGGCTGCGCTCGCGCGGCAGACGTGACGCATCTGTGTGATAGCGGCGGTTGTGCCGGTACATCTTGAATTTGTCCGGGGTCTTCGCTTCAAAGCGCGGGCCGGCAACAACGCCAGGCATAACCGGCGGGACACGAAACATGCCGGTCAGCGCATAGGCATAGAACGGTTCCTGCACCCATATGACGTCGCCCAAGCGCGCTCGCTTAGTGATGTGCTGGCGGAACTGGCCGGCGGAAATTGTGATCACGACGCTTTCCGCGAGCAATCGTCCCTGCGCCTCGTCAAGGGTCACGCGGCCGAGGATCTGCGGTAGCCGGCTCATCGGCGCGACCCCGCGCCATCAAGCGGCCGCACAAGCATGAAATGCTGGCAGACCTTTTCTTCCAACTCCTGCTTGGAAGATAAAGCGTCATCCACCCGATCCCGGTTTCCGGTCGCCGCCATGTTGTCGTAATGGCGCTCGGCGCGCACATAGCGGCGCGCCAGTTCGACAAATGCTTCAACAACCGGAGGCATGCTCATGGCCGGGCTTCCTCCGGCCACAATGGCTGTTCGAGGGCTTCCTGCTCGGTTTTCTCGATCAGCGCGTAGACGCCGGGCCCCACCTCGCGCAGATGGCCATCAGCCACCACCTGCAGCAAGATATCGTTTGCGATTTCCTCGTCCAGGTGAAGCGCCGCCACATCCGAGAATGCGGCGAAATCCTGCGCAGAGAATGTAGGCTTTCCGTGCAACACCGCGAATAGCAGCGCGCTTTCAGCAATGTCCCGAGGTGTGATGTGCGCGGCACGATTCATCAGCGCATATCCATGGCGCCGAGGTAGAGATCAAGGATCGCCTCCTGTTCCTGGAATTCCGCCTTGTCGAGCTTACGCATGCGGATCACCTGGCGCATGATCTTGGTATCGAAGCCCGTCCCCTTGGCCTCGCTATAGACTTCCTTGATATCAGCGGCGAGCGCGGCCTTCTCTTCTTCAAGCCGCTCGATGCGATTGATGAATGAGCGCAGCACGTCTTTGGCAAAACCGGAGTTCGCCATTTTCGGAACCTCTTGATTCTCAGGTTGAACTTGCCCAGCCCCCGCCAGCATCAGCCCCCCTGCCGTCGCAGCGTGTGGGACCTGATAAAGCCGAATAGATAGCCGTGCCGGGCAATCTCGCCACGCCGCGTCACATCACGCAGATCGTCAATGATCAGCGCGGCGGCGGGGCCATGCCGCTCGATGTATTCTTCCGCGCCATCTGCGCCGATCCAATCGATGCGGATGTGCATACGCGGCAACTGGGCGTCGGCTTCACTGTGGGTAACCCTAATGAAAGTGATTGTGCGGCTACCAACGAGCGCGTTCATGGTTCCCTCGCTGCGGAATACCAGAGGGTGTTCGGATCAGGCAGACCACGGAACGCAACAGCGTGTGGCACCTCATCAGCGCCGACCGGGATCAATTCAAGTTGTTCATTTGCGCCATAGGCGTCTGCCAAGGCGTCGGCTTCTGCAGCTTCAATTTCTGCGCGGAGCTGCGCGGTCTTCAGCGCTCGCCTCTCAAGAAGTTCCGCGCGCGGCGTCTTCTCGATCTGGCGCGTCACGCTGCCGTCAGTGTGGCGGCGGGGCGACCTGGTGACGGCCTCGGGACCATCGTGATGACCGATCGAACACATCAGTTGAGGCTCCCGAAAAGGTCGCCGGTGAGATCATCGCGATCATCATTGGCGTCAGTGGAGTCGTCGTCGGCTGCAGGTTCGTCGGGCGTGGAGTAGACTTCTTGCGCAACAGCTACGCGCATAAACTGTTCGCGCATATAGCTCTGCCCGATCAATTCCATGCCTTCCATGAAGTCGGGATCGGTATAGCAACCTGTGAAGCCCATCAGGCGCCCAAGTTGGGCGCGAACACGCGGATTCGCGCGCGCCTGATTAATGGCAGCCAAAAGACTCGCGGCACTATCACCATTGCGTTGGCTTTCCACTGCGCGCGTCGTGGCAACCTGCTCTTCCGCGGCGCGTTTAATCGGTAACGGAAGAATGATCGCCTTCCACTCATCGATTAGCTCGTTGCGATCGAGTGGCGCTAGGACTGAAGAATTCTTTGCATTTCCTACGGGAAGATTTCCGGAATTCTGAGCGGGAAAAGTTCCGCGGTTTAGCCCGGAAAAAGTTCCGTTGTTTTTTCCCAATGACGCTCCCATGGCGGATACCCCATGTTTGGCGCGCGGCGGATTTCCCGCTGCACCATTGCAAGTGCCCATTACCTTGGCGCCGGGCTCATCGGTCCGGCGTCCTTTTTCAGAGAAGCGATTTTGAAATGTGGAATTGGTCATGCGGCATCTCCCGCATCAGCGCAAAAAGATGTTGCCGCCGCAATCCGTCTGGTGACGAGAAGCAAGTGCGAATTAACGCACTCAGCAGTAACATTCACAGCAGTGAGATAATTTCTCTTAGCGTGTCGGCCCTCAACAATAAGGTCTGGGGAAGTCATGCAAGAGTTGTTCTTTGCGTTCATTTGCACGCGGAGCGAGTATCGCGATGCAGAGAAGTGTCGGCGTGTGCTAGTCGGCCCAATGAGGGAATATTTGGAGAAGTTTTCTCCGCAGGAGATTTTCGAGGAGTTCCCCAAATTGCCTTCACCACTTGCATCGATAGTGGTGCATCGATGCGCAGCCGCTATCGCTCTCAAGGATTTTTGCGGGCGGTGCGGACGTTGCGAACTGTCTCGCTCAAATACTTGAGTGCGCGCCGTCATGCGGCAACTCCGGTCTGTGCAGCTGCAGAAGGCGGCTGCTCATCAAAGAAGTCGGCCGGCGATAGATCGAGGCCCAGCGCGGCCGCCGCCGCAAGAACGCGACCCTGCTGGGGTGCCGGCACAAATCCCCTGCGCTTCCAACCAGCGATCACGCTTTGGCGGCAGCCGATGGCATTGGCCAACGCCTCTTGGGTCCGAAATTTGGAAATGATGCGCTCGGCCTGGTTCATATTGAACAGGGTTAGCGCGTATCGCGATATTGTCAAGCGCGTTTCGTGGTTAGCGCGTCCGGCAATATGCCGTTATGCGTTATTCTCATGAAAAGTTCGCTCGGTAAGCGCCTGAAAGAGGCTAGAGAGGGCAAGCACCTTTCCCAAACCACACTGGGTAAGGCGATAAATGCAGGGCAAACAACAGTTGCAAGCTGGGAAATAGATAAGAATGAGCCAGATCTTCTGGCGATTCGCAGGCTGGCGAAGGTCTTGGACGTGTCACCGGAATGGCTGGCCTTCGCCATCAAGGGCAACGACTACAGCCACCATAAAGAGCTTTTGGAATTGAACGTCCGCGCCGTTGCGGGGCCAGGTGGCCTTGAAGACGCGCTTGAAGGCGACGACGACTCTGTTCGGGCCCGCTATTATTTTCCCAGCGCGGAATTTCGCTCTGCCTTCGGCGTCGACGCCGATCGCGTGCGAGTGCTTGAGGTAATCGGTGACTCGATGCTCGGCACGCTCGCACCGGGCGAGAAGGTGCTAGTCGATTACAGAGACACCGTCGCGTCGCCGCCAGGAATTTTTGTGGTGTGGGACGGCATGGGCCTTGTGCTGAAACGGGTCGAGTTTATTGCTCAATCTGACCCGCCGCGGGTGCGCATTTCATCGGACAACCCGAGATACAATCCTTACGAACGCACGATCGATGAAGCCTATATTCAAGGGCGTGTGATAGGATCGTGGCAGAGGCGGTAGCAATGCGCTGGCTGAGCGGGATAGCCGTCATTGCCTTCGCGACCGGGGCGCTAGCGGTCTATTCGGCCTATGAATGGTCGGCAAAACCCGCTGACGAAAATATGCCGGGCGCGCGGCAGCCCCAGAATTCTGCACCCAATTCAAACTATAAGTTTTCCGATGCTGATGTCGGCAAAGTATTCCACGCTCGCCAAGGCGCCTGGACGTGCGATGACCCGAAAATTACTGCGGAGCTGCAGGATGCGACTGATCATCCTGGAACGCTATCTGATGATTCCGTTTCGCAGATCGCTCGCGAAGGTAACTGTTCGCCGATCGACGCGAGCGTGAGCGTGCGCATCCTTGCACTTTCCCAATTGACAGTGCCTGCCGGGACCTTTGGCTTGGCCCAGGCGCAGATCATCAACCCGGCCAATGCGGATGCTCCGAACCCCGCTTTTATGATCCGGCAAAACCAACTGTTTCCGGGCCCTGGACAGCCCTGAACGATTAAGCGCGTATCACGCTTGACAATATCGCGTATCGCGCTAACTATCCCTCCACTGCTTCGCAGCTGGAGGGAAAATGGACATGGGAGATTTTATTTCAGGAACAGGTGCTGGGCACCTCATCCTTTCGTTTTTGGATTGGGGTTATCGCTCGTCACGGGCGCCCCAGGCTGGAACAAAGCGCCGGCTGGCGCGAGGAGCTGCAGAATCAAAGGCGCGTGCCGCGCTCTATACCAACACGCCCGATGCCTCACCCAGCCGCCAGGTGATCCGCGCCCAAGCGCGCGCGGAGGCGAAGCGGGAGAGATCGCTTGCGAAGGTTCAGGCACGGCGCGCGCGCCAGAAGTCCAAGCACGCTCCTGAAAAGAGGGCAGCGTGATGCCGGCCCGACCCGCTACTGCCGGAACTCCCTGCCTCAACCTTGCCGCACAGGATACCCGAACTGAGCAGGAAGCTCGGTATGCGCGCCTGTTGAACCGGGCCGAGGCCATGAAGGCGCTGGGGCAGAAAACCACTACTATCTCTGTCGCCGACCTTGTCGCTCTTATCTGCATCGCCGCCGCCAGCGACGCAGCGGTGCGGCTATGAGTGCGATCCAGCTGCACCAGAGCGATACATGGGCGCTCCAGCTCCTGATCGGAATTTTGGCGCCATGGGCGTTTATCGGCTGCCTGGTGCAGGTGTTGCTATGAATCTTTTGTCTAGCCAGCCGATGCAAGCCCGCGAGCTTCTTCCCCACCTGAACGATGGTTTAGCCAAAGGCGGTTTAGCCTATCGCGCAAGGCTGGCATCTCGCGCGACAAACGAAAACGAGTTTGACGTTCTTGAGTTGGTGCTGGCCGGTGCCCGCACCGCGTTGAGCGTCCAAGTCAATCGCGACGGCGCCGTTCTTTGCGAAGAAACGCTGGATAATGGAAATCTGATTGGTGGCCGGATGCTCGTCTACATCGCAGGCCCGACGCCGGAATTGATGGTTCTGGTGACGGTTGCATATTTGCGGGGGCGCATATGATCCGCCTCGGCCAGCACCGCTCCATGCCCCGTCGCCGCCTGATCGGCGAAGATGGCTGGGCTTGGATCAAGCAATCTGCCGATGCCGTCGGCTTGGTCATTTTTATGATCGGCGCCTTCGTCCTGGCCCAGCACGCGGCCGACGCCGCGGCGTGGCTACGCAGTATCCATGTGGGCCTGGTCGCCGGAAGCCATATTGTGATGGTGCGTTGATGGACCTGCGCAACATTCCCATCCCGGAAATTATTGACGCGGAAATCTTGGCCGCGCTGAACAAGCCGGGGCTTTCGCACATCAGGTCAAAAGTCGAGACATGCGAAGGCGACGGCTATGTCAGCGGGAAAATAGACTACTTCATCGCCGGCTCTCACTGCGGCGTCACCCTGATCATCAATTCCGACATGAGCTATTTGCTCATGAAGCCGGACGATCCGAAATCTATCTGGTGGACAGCGGAAGAAGCGCAGCCGGAGCCTATTACCGCTGCCTTGGTTGAAGCACTGAGCTCCCGAGTGAGGGCCGCTGCATGAGCGACAAGCCACGCAAACGCCTCACGCGCCCATTCCGCGAGATCCAGGTTATCGAGACCCTGATCCGACAGGATGTCGTCATTCCCTGCTATCGCTGCAAAATTCCGTTCACGCTCGATGACGTCAAATCGAAGAACATCCAGAAAGAGCATATTCACGAAGTGATCCTGGGCGGCCCAGACGTGCCGGACAACTGCCGGTTCAGCCACGCTGCCGCGCCCTGCCATCACACCGTGACAAACGGCAACGGCGCCACGAGCGCTGGAAGCTCAAAGCATAAAGCGGCCAAGATACGGCCGAAAAGAACACAGAAATTTGTCGTCGAGAAGCCAGTGTTGCGTTCGGCTGAAGAACGGCAAATGAAGCACGGTGCCGGCCTATCCCCCTCCAAGGCCGGCACCGGCTTCCCTACCAGATCGATTCCGTCCCGGAAGTTTCCAACGCTGCAGCGCGGGTTTGCGCGGCGCGGGTCGCGGCCGATGAACAAGAAGAGGCGCGCCTGAGCGTGACCGAAATTATAACAAGGAGAACAACGTGAGAAAGATTATAACACTCAGCATCGCCGCTCTACTTGCCGGCTGCGATCCTGGTCCATCCACGCCCACCGCCGATCAGCATATGCAGCAGGTGCAGACGCAAACAACTGCGCAAGCTGATCGTGAGGTCGGATTCCCGGCCATCACCAACTGGGCAGAGAAGCGTCAAGTCAAAGATCTTTATGAGCTGCGCGACAAGATGGTGCCGACCTGGGCCTATATGCAGGGGATCGACGGGCGCCTAATCTGCATCGGACGTGCGGTCGGGTATGGCATTCCCTACGCGGTCCAATTTTCAAACCCGCAGCAGAAGGTGCGCGCGGACCTTGGCCAATACAACGGCGACATGCTGATGACCCAGGCCGAGCCGAACGGGTTGTACATGCCATCTGGGGCCGAAGGGACATGGGTCCAAATGTTGGACCCGGATACCAACCAAGTGGAGCCGGTCTATATCGAGCCGCGAGTCACCATTTCCCCGTTTCGCCTTCATGGTCATGTGGTCGCGCAGGACTGCGACACCGACAAGGAGACAAAATAATGCGCGACATTGGCGCGGGCTTTCTGGCCCTGATCTTATTTTTCGTTCTCGGAACCGGGCTGGCAATCTGGGGCCTCTTCTTCAACCGCCACGCCGCGCCATATGCAGAGGAAACGCGGCGGCTGACATACGGGCAGTCGCTTGCCTATCAGCAAGGATCGCAGCGGGACTTTGAAAACCTGTGCCTGCAATACGTCCAGGCGACTGACGGCGGCGCCAAGGCAATAATCCGAGACACCATTTTGCGCCGGAAGCAGGACTATACCGGTCCGGATCTCGGCCCCGATGTCCAAGCGTGCTTTTCAAAACTCGGTCTGTAACGCTGGAGTATCAGGAACAATGGCCTATCGCCGAGATCCCATGGACGCCGTCCGCAGCGCTCACCGCGCCCAAAAGCGCGCCCGCGAGCGCGAAACCATGACCAGCGAAGCACTGATGGCCAACATGATGCGCGTCATCCGTGATCGCATCGAGAAGGGCGAGCACATCGCGCTGGAGCATTTCCAGCAGGCCAACTTGCCGACGGAACGGGTGATGCCGCTATTTCAGCACGCCCTCGCCGCTGTCAAGACCGCCATGGCGACGGAGCAGGCCTGATGGCCGAGAAGACCGGCATATCCTGGTGCGACGCCACCTTCAATCCCTGGATGGGCTGCACGAAGGTCAGCCCGGCTTGCGACAACTGCTATGCCGAAAAGCTTGTCACGGGCCGCATGGGCAAAGACCTGTGGGGCGCCGGCAAACCGCGCCACCGCACCAGCGTGTCGAACTGGAAGAAGGCCCGCCAGTGGAACAAGACGCCGGCCCAGCTGATCGGTTCGCAATGGCCCGGCCGCAAGCCGCGGGTCTTCGCGGCATCGCTGGCCGATATCTTCGACAATGAGATCGATCCAGCCTGGCGCGACGATTTCTGGGCGCTCGTCCGCGAAACACCGAACCTGCAATGGCTTATCGTCACCAAGCGCATCGGCAACGCCGCGAAGATGCTGCCTGCCGATTGGGGCAATGGCTATCCGAACGTGACGCTGATCATCACGGTCGCCAACCAGCCCGAGGCTGACCGCGATGTGATCAAGCTGCTCCTGACGCCCGCGCTAAGCCGCGGGCTTTCGGTAGAGCCGATGCTAGGCCACATGCACCTGGGCTATCTGGGATGGCCGGCCAGCCCGTCACGGCGACGCGACGGCTACAATGCGCTGATCGGCGCGCGCTACGATAACGGCGGCATGGTCGAGCGGTTGCCGAAGCTTGACTGGGTGATATGCGGTGGCGAAAGCGGCCCAGGTGCCCGCCCGATGCACCCGAATTGGGCGCGCGCCCTCCGCGACCAGTGTGCGGCGGCAGAAATCCCATTCCATTTCAAGCAGTGGGGTGAATGGGCGCCAGCAGATCAAGTGCCATTCACAGGGTTTGATCACAAAGGCCACGCTGTAGCGACTCCGAACAGCCGGGTTCTGATCGGGGGAAAGGATTTTTCCCGCGATAAGTCGGCTTCGAACTTCGGAGAAGGCGCCGTCAATCTATGGCGCTACGGCAAAGGCCGGACCGGTCGCTTACTCGACGGCGCAGAGCACAATGGCTTCCAGGGTGCGACATGACGATCGAGCGGGCATACTGCCAGGACAAGGAACATATCGCCGCCTTCCGGGCCTATGGTCTCCCTGACAAACTGATCTATGTGGACGGCCGCGGGGCCGAGGATTTGGAACGCTGCCTAGACAGCTTTCGTGGTCGCCAGGGCAAGCTGCTTGTCGCTCCAGACCTGACCGTCTTTGGCGATTCCAAGAAGGCCATCACCGAAACAATGGCCCGGCTGGAACGGGCGAAAATCGGGGTGGTGGACGTCATCAACCCCCAGGACGAAACCCTGGCAGAAATGCTCGCGCGGGCGCACAGGCGCATTGACGGGAAACGCTTCCCTGACCGGCGCAAGGCGCAGCGCCGCGGGCGCCTGGGTGCCTTGGCCAAAGCCCAGCTCGCGGCGATGAACCGAGCCGGCATCGACGCCACCTGGCTGATCCGCCAAATCGTCAATGATCCCGACGTGACCTGGCCGACCGCCGTCCGCATTCTGGACGGCAAGATCAGCGAAAGCACCCTGCGTCGTCACTATCTGGTGACGGCATGAGCGCTCTTCGCAAAAAGCAGATTACTGCCACGCGCGAACAGCGCGCAAATTCTCTGCCAAAGAAAGGCCCGTTTTTATCCTTGGTGCCGTCCACGGCCATTGTCATCGGCTATGCGCGTGTTTCGACAGAAGACCAGAACTTGGATGTTCAGATCACGGCTTTGAAGGCAGCGGGTTGCCAGAAGATATATGTCGAGAAGATTTCCGCACTGAATGCTAAGCGCCCTCAGTTCAAGCTGATGATGAAGTTCGCCGAACGCGGCGACACCATTCTATTCCACTCTCTGTCCCGCATGGGCCGTGACGTCTCCCAGATCCTCGGCATCCTTCGCGAGCTGAACACAGAGGGCGTTACATGGCGCAGCCTGACCGAACCGCATCTCGACAACACGACCGCTGCCGGCCGGCTGATGATCAACATCACGGGTGCGATGGCGCAGCATGAGCGAGACCAGATTGTAGAACGCACCACACGCGGCATGGCCGAATGCCGGCGCAAGGGCATGTATCTCGGTCGCCCAGAACTCATCTCAAAAGCCGACGCCAGGAAGATGCTTGCCATGCGCAAGAAGGGCATCGGCGCGGCCGTGATCGCAAAGAAGTTCGGCTGCAAGACCGGCACGGTCTACGCACGCACCAACAAATTGAAGCGGAAGGCGAAGTCATGAGCACGAAAACGCACGCCGCCGCGAAAACGATGGAAAGTGGCAGCCTCCCCGATTGGAAGCTGGCTTACCGCATCCCGGAAGCTGCTGCTGCCACCGGTCTCAGCGAGCCAACCATCTGGCGCCGCATCAAGCGCGGTCAGATCCGCGCGCGCAGGGAATGGGGCGTAACCCTCATTACGCGCGCAGACCTTCAGGCCTATCTCGATGGCATGGAGGTTGTCCTTCCCATGCAGAAAGCAAGCTAGAGGAGCCGTTGACGATGTTATCCAAGCCCATCACAACAGACCCGGAATTGCTGGCGCTACTTGAGCGAGCCAGAGCGATGTATGACGCTATGAGCCTAGAAGATCGTCGCACACTTCACGATGCGCAGCGCCGGTCATGGGTTATTGGCGAAATGATGCTTGAGCACCCCGACATGTCACGCGAGCAGGCCGAAAGCCTTTTCGATCAGATCATTTAA